AAATAGGAGTAATAGAAAAATCAGTTATTGTATGGATGAGAGATAGTCAGGAAAAAACAATACCTAATTCTGTTGGAGGTTATTATGTTGTAGGGATGTTAACTAAAAAGATTTTAAATAATAAACTTGAACCATATATTATAGAACAATATATGTTCAGATTACTGCAATGTCCTCAATGTGTAACAAAAGGAAAATGCATAGGTACAGGAGAATGTACTGGATGTAATTGTGATGCATGGGGTAAGATGATTGTTCCGTTTGAGAATTGTTACTGTGGAAAATGGGGAGCACTGAGAACAAAAGAAGATTGGGAAAAAATTAAAAATAATATAAATCTTAAATTTAAAGTAGAGTATGATACAGTTTAAAAATTTTCTTTGTGATTTAGGATCACAACCTAAAGGAAGAAACTCTTATAAAGTTAGATGGGATTTTACATCTACAACTCCTAATATAAATGAAGAGATTGAGAGTATTCAGCCAAGTTGCGGATGTACAGCAGAATTAACAATATCACAATTAGAGCAAATATCAAATACTAGTACATATAGTGGTTTTATTGAAGGCACTTATACATCCAATGAGAGTGAAATAGGAGTAATAGAAAAATCAGTTATTGTATGGATGAGAGATAGTCAGGAAAAAACAATACCTAATTCTGTTGGAGGTTATGATATAAATCCTAATAAACTAAAAAGTACTTTAAAGCTTAGAATAGACCATGGGGTATAAAGTAACAGGAAGTTTTGAAAAAGACTTTTTTGAACAAAATCCAGAGCTTAAATTGATTAAAGAGTTTAAGGAGCTTAGTAATCAAAAGGATGCATCACAAATAATGTGGTGCATCTTTCTTGCAGAATCTCCACAATCAAGATTTTATAAAACAGGAACACTTGAAAAAAGAAGAAAAGATATTGAATCTACTTATGCAAAAATAGATTGGGATAAGTATAGAGATATATCTAAAAAATTAATAGAGATTACATTATCTGATGCTGAGAGGAATTACAAAATATGGAAAGATAAAGAAGAATCTTTTAATAAATATGTAGAGAATCTTGAAGTTAATGCTACCAATATGGATGAGATTTTAAAGCTGTTTAAGAATCAAGAAATTATTCAAAAGACAATGAAAGAAGTTGAAGCTGAGTTAGCAAGAGATGAACAACAAGATGTAATGCGTGGGGGTGGACAACAATCAGCAAGAGAAAAAAGATATAACTAATGAAAATAGGTATAAACAAAAATAATATAATAAAGGAAGAAAAAAATACTTTACAGTTTAAAGATAAAGATGGAGTCTTTGTTTTGTTTTTCAGGTATGAGGATAATGTAAAAGAAATTTATGCTATTAAAAAAATAGAAAATGCAGAAGGGCATTTTAATAGAGTATTAGTAAGTGGATAAAAAACCAATTATAATATTCCCTGAAATACTAAACAGAAATGTTTTTGTATTTAATGATCATCCAAAGAACTTACACCCTGAGTCAATAGAGTATAATACATATTGGCTTGAACAAGAAAAAAGATGTATAGAAGGTTTATGGGCTGAAGAGGCAAAAAATCATTGGAGATTTATGCCACCTCAGCTTTATTTTTATACAAATATTTGTAAAATAATAGATGAAGATGAAGACTCAAATTCAACTGAAGTAATTTCTCCATATCTTAGAGCAACAGAATGGTTTATAGGTATAAGATATCTTATATGTAGAGGATTTTCTGGTTTTGAAAATTCTGATTTTACATGCCATTCAATAATTAAAAAACTTGAATCTGGAAAAAAACTTACTGCAAAAGAAAAAACAAAATTAAGTAAATTAAAGCATGTAAAAAATGAGAATGGGGAATATAAAAAATATAAAGATCCGGTTAAAGCATTAGAGGATTTTTATGATAAACCTCTTGGTAAATGTTATTACGAAAACAATGCTTTAAATCTTTTAATATTTGGTAGCCGTGGTCTTGGTAAAAGTTTTTATGGAGCATCTTGTATATTGCATGAATGGTATTTCCATGGCCAAAAAGAATTTGATATTGAGGGTACTAAAAGACCTTCACCAGTTGAACTTCTTGTAACATCAATTATACAAGATAAAAGTACAGACCTACTTACAAAGGCAAAACTTACAATGGATTATATCCAGCAAGAAGTAGGATCATACAGAGATACAACAGGTATAACTGAAATATTTTATCCTGGATATTTTCATTTAGAATCTTCAGGATCACTTTCACCTAATTCTAAATTAATACAAAAATATCAAAAGAAAAAAGGAAATTCATGGGTAACTGCTGGTATTGGTACATTTATAGACCACAAAATTGCAACAATTGAGAATCCAGCAGTAGCAGCAGGTAAAAGAAATAACTTAATATTATATGAAGAAATAGGTTTAGCTACAAATATACTTGATGTAATTGGTACATCTAAAGACTCAATGAGACGTTCAAATAAATTTGGAACATTTTTAGGTATAGGTACATCTGGATTTATTGATAAATTAACAGGTGTAAAAACAATATTTGAAAATGGATCTGAATATGATTTCTTTGTTGAGGAAGATGTATATGAAGGCAGGCCAAAACCAATATGTACTTTCCTTCCGGCATATGTAGCTGATAATGATTTTATAGATGATAATGGAAATATAAATTATGAAGAAGCATATCAGGCTATATTAGATATAAGAGCTGAACTTTTAAAATCTGAAAGTACTGAAGCTCTTGATCAAGAAAAAATGAATAGGCCTTTAGTTCCATCTGAAATGTTTATACAAAAAGGGGGAACTAAATTACCTGTTGGTAAATTAAGAGATAGGAAAACTTATCTTGATATAAATGAAAATCATAAAAAGATAATGTCTGTTGGGTGGTTTAAAGATGATGAATTTGGATTACCTGTATTTATACCAGATCTAAATAATGAATTAAAACCTATAATGTCTTATGACATAAGGGGCTTTGAGCATAATCTAAAAGGTGCAGTTGTAATATATGAGCATCCACCTGATAGGATTCCTAAACCAACTTTTAAAAAATCATTATATAAAGTAACTTATGACCCAGTAAAAGATGATCATGGAGGTACATCATTATGTTCTATTATTGTTCATAAAGGTTTTCCAGATACATCATGGGAAGAAGGTTTAACTGATACAATAGTTGCTGAATATATAGGAAGATTAGAGAAAGTTAATGATATGCACAGAATGGCAATATGGTTAACTGAATATTATAATGCTAAAATATTACCTGAAACAAATATATCTGATTTTATTAGATATGCTGAAATGAAAAATAAATTTTATCTATTACAGCCTTCTCCTTGGTTAGCTATGGGTAAAATAATAAATAACCCTAGCAAAAAGTATGATGTTGGTGTTGATATGTCATCACCAAGATTACAAGAACATTGTATACAACTTTTAGCTCAGTGGTATCTTACACCAAGGAAAGTTAATGATTTTGGAGTGACAACAGAAACTAATATAGATTATCTGTATAGTACAAGACTTATAGATGAATCTATTATTTTTAATGGACCTAAAAGTGGAAACTTTGACCATTTAAGGAGTGCTATGTTATTAGCATTATGGTTAGCACAAGAATCTGAAGAGCCTATTTTCTTTGAAGATGAAAATCAGCTATTAAAAGATTGGGAACAATTTTTAGCTCCAAAGAGAGATTTTAATTATGAATTTTATCACAATTATTAACAATGGAAGGAACTGAATATTTTAATGCAAATGAAAGAACTTCTTATAAAGAAAGAAGAAAAAATAACTTTGAGTGGTACGAGAAAAAAGCTGATTCAATATATGGATATAGTGGAGTAGATGAAAAGAAGAAACGTAAGTATGAGCAAAACTTTAATCTTTATAATAGTAGAGCAAATCTTAGTGATTTCAATGACTCTAGTACATTAATGGCTCATGGGCTTGGTGATTTAAACAGTGGGCAGGTTGTAAGACACATAGATATTATATCAAATATTGCTTCATCTATGATTGGTGATGAACAAAAAAGAGTTTTTAAACCAATGTGTATAGATGTTTCAGATGCAGCAGTAAATGAGTACAGAGATACAAGAGATAAGATGGTAAAGCAAATGATCCATCAAAAAGTTATACAACCTATTATAGATGAAGTAACACAACAAGTACAACAAGAAGTAATGCAATCAGCTGAAGTTGATGAAAATGGGCAACCAGTAATATCACAAGAACAGCAGCAACAAATACAACAAGAAATTGAACAAAGAGTACAAGATATGACTCCTGAGTATATTAATGAATATATGTCAAAGGAGTATAAAGGAGCTTCAACTATACAAGGGCAAAAAATATTAAAATATTTAGTAAAAGAATTGAAATTAAAATTCTTATTTAATGAAGGTTTTAAAAATTTTATAATAACTGGAGCTCCAATTTTTTACGGTACTATAATAAATGACAAACCACATGTAGAACTTGTTGATGCAAAAAATTTTACATATGGTGGCGCAAATAATACAAATTTTATAGAAGAAGCAGATTGGTGGTGTTATAGGCAGGAAATGTCTTTATTTGAAGTATATAAAAGATATGGTAAACTTCTTACAAAGAAAGATATTGAAAAACTTGACAGTGCATTTAATGATTATGTTTCAAATGCTTCTGATGATAACATAAAAGAAGGTAAACTTGCATATGAATTTTCTCTTGAACCTGAGAGTGTTGAAAATATAGATTTATTAAGTAGGGAGGGACAACAAGAATATTCAAGGCAATATGTAAAAGCTCTTGGAGGAAATAATAGTAATGCATCTATTGAGCATGTACATTGTGTATGGAAATCACTTACTTTATTTAAATATGTAGAAAGATTTGTAGATGGTAAAGAAGATGCATTTTGGGTAGATGGTTCTTATGTAGAAGGCCCTGATGATGTAAATATAAAAGAGGTATGGTTACCGCAACTCCATCAAACAACTATATTAATATATGGAGGGGAAAGAATATACATAAATAAAGGAACAATAGATGAACAATATGATTCACTTGAAAATCCTTTTGATATTAAAGGACCTTATTTTGGTTTTGAATGGGGTAAATTTTTTGGTAATTCAGAGCCACTGGCTCCAATGGATAAAGGAAAACCACATCAATATGAATATAATGTTGTAAGATCAAAATTAATCCATGATTTTGCAACAGATAAAGGAAAGATATTATTATCAGCTTATAATGCTAAACCAAAAGATTGGTCAATAGAAAAATGGTGGGGTCATGTAAAAGATGGTTTAATGCTAATAGATACAGAGAATACAAGAAATGTAGATGCTCAAATATTTAAAGGTATTGATCTATCTATGGCACAAGATATATCACAAAGAATACAATACCTTGATTATATCAAACAAGAGTGTTCGTTTGCAATGCAATATAATCCAAGTAGAATGGGACAGGTTTCACCTTATATGACTGCTACAAATAATCAACAGAATATAATGCAGTCATTATCTCAAACTGAAGATATATATTCAACCTATAATATTTTAAAAGAAAACTTTTTAACATATCTTATAAAACTTGCAAAAGTATCTTATATAAAAAATCCTAAAAATTTCTTATACATACTTGATGATTATTCAGTAGCAGATATTGAAATTGATCCTTCATCTCTAAGTACAGCTAAGTTTGGGGTTTATGTTACAAATAATTCAGAAGATATAGACAATCTTATACAGACAAAATATAACATGCAACCAATGTTGCAAGGTGGATTAATTAATTTCCCTGAATATATAAAATCTCAATGGGCCTCAACTGGTGCAGAGATTTTGAACATAGCTGAACAGGCAGAAGTAAGAAGACAACAAGAACAACAACAACAACAGCAAATGCAACAACAACAAATGCAAGCTGAGCAAGAAAAAGCAAAAATGGAACTTGAGCATCAGATGGTAATGTTTGAAAAAAATGCAGAATTGCAAATACAATTAAAAATGATTGATTCTCTTAAATATGCAAATCAATATGATATTGATAAAGATGGAATGAATGATAATATTGAACTTGAAGAAAAGAGAATTGAGCATGAAAAATCTGAGTCCGAAAAAGATAGAAAAGCTGATCTTTTAAAATTAAGAGAAGAATTAAAAACAAAACTTGAAATTGAAAATTTAAAACTAAAAAATAAAAGTAAATGAGTACAGAGCAAAATGATGGAAAATCTCCATTTGAGGTAATGGAGGATCCAATTGAAATGGAGTTTAATGACTTTGTTGATTATAATGAAGAAGAACAACAAGAAGAAATTGAAGATTCTAAAAATCTTCAGAATAATGAACAAGAAATTAATATACAACAAGAAGATGATCATGATAAGGAAGATGATTATGATGAAGAAGATGATTATAATGAAGAGGATAATTATGATGATGAAGATGAAGAAACAGGAGCTGCAATTCTTTTAAAAGAATATGTAAACAAAGGATTGGTTGATGCTGATGTAAAAAATGATTTATCAGGTGAAGAACTTATGGAGATTCTTGATAGAAATGCATATAATAAAGCATTAAGGGATCTTGAAACTCAGGGTTATAATGAAGATGTTAAGAAAGCAATTGAATTTTTAAGAAGTGGTGGAACACCAGAAGAACTTCAATCAATGTTTGAAGCAGCTTCATATTCTGAATTAGATATATCAGATGATTATAATTTGGATAACAGAGAAAAAGTTATAAAACAATATCACAGAGAAAAAGGAATACCTGAGAAAAAGATTGATCAATTGTATAGATTATCAGTTGAGAATGACGAAACATATGAAGATGCAGTAGAAGCTCAAGAATATTTTAGAGAGAAAGATAATGAAATGCTGCAAATTAAAATAAAGCAAAGAGAAGAACAAGAAAGAGCATGGGTGGAAGCACAAGAAGCTAATAGAAGATATGTTGATGAAGTTTTAGCAAAAGGAAATATAAATGGTGTTGTAATTTCAAAGTATGAAGCGGATAAGTTAAAAAAATTTATATATGATGAATCTGAACTTGTAAAAGTAAAAGAAGGTGGAAAAGAAAAAGTAGTTAAAACAACAGGATATAATTTAAAGTTAAGGGAATATGAAAACAATCCTGAATGGCAATTGATATTTAGCAAATTATTAATGAATAACTTTGACTTTAGTAAATTCTCAAAAGATATAAAGAAGCAAAGAGACAATGAAATACTAGATACATTCAATGCAAAGCTAAATAAAAAAGCCATAAAAAACCATCAAAATGTTTATAAGAATGGAACAAATTCTAATAAAACTCTTGTTACAGAGTTAAATATTTAATAAATGAGACCAATTGTGAGTAAATTTAAAGTCCATGAGGAATATGGACATAGTAAATTCTGGGCTAACGTAGCTTCAGAAAATGTATTGTTGGCAAATGTCCCAGGTCTAGATAGGAGAACTGATCTAACACCTAAAATTATGGAATTGATTTCTACATCATTGCCATCATTAACAGCTAAGCAAACACCATTGCAAAACTTTTTGAAAAGTTCAGGTAGAACAAGAACTATTCAAACAGATACAGTAACATGGAAATTAAGAACTGCTGGTAAAATTCTACCTATTGCCACAGAAAAATTAGAGAATTCTTTAGTACCTGGTTTGCAAAGATCTAAATTCCCCATTAAATTGAATACTGATCAGTATCTTGAGGGAGATATTTTAGCTCCTTTTATTGCAAAGGATCTGCAAGTCAGAGTAATGGAAGATGGCGTTACAGAAGGAAACTCTACAGTATATTATGTACAGTTTGTTAGTAGTAATGCTGATTCTTTCTTCCCTCCTGAATTCCTTGAACCTAATCTACAATGGTGCAAAATATCTTCTGCTTATGGGGAATCTTCCAGTGGATATGGTTCTTGGAGTTTTAATGGTACTGGATGGATTGAATTTGAGTCTGATTTATCAGATGTTGGTAAAAAAGCTAGGGTATCAAATAAAGCAAATGAGATGAATCTTATGTTGCGCTTTTCTCCTTATGATAAAAATAATGCTAAAGTAGACGATTACCCTGAAAAAATAATTTCTAAAATTGAAGCTGAGTTTATCAAAGATAATGCTTGGGAAAAAGAAATGACTCTATTATATGGTAGGTCAGCAGGTAAAGGTATAATTGATGGAACTTCAGGTGAATATGTAAGAAGAGGTGCTGGTATTGAAGAATTTATGGAAGATGGAAATATTTTTGGTTTCCCATTATTTGGTGGATCAATTGAAATGTTTGAAGATTATTTCCAGTCTCTTGACTTTGATACAACTCCTTATAATAAAAGGAATAGAGTTCTGTATACAGGACAAGGAGGTATGACAATGTGGAACAGATGGCTCTCTAAGAGATTTGCTGAAAGTTCAGTACCAAATAAATATGATGACCATGTATATTCTACATCAAGTATTGGTGATACAAAAGGACTTGGTTTGAATTCAACATTTTTTGTTGAAACTAAATTATTTCCATTTGGATCTTTAAGAGTTGAACACTGGCCTATTCTTGATAATAAAGAAATTAATGGTGGTATTCTTCATCCTGAAACAGGTTTACCAATGTCTTCTTATGAATTCTATTATATGGATTATGGAGGTACTGGAGAACAAGCAAATATTGAATTGCTTGAAAAACAAAATAGTACAGTATATACATATGTATGTGGTGTATGGTCTCCAGCTGGACCTATAAATTCAAAAGCTGCATCAGGAGCAGGATTTAAATCTTCACATCTTGGCAGGTATTATGATTTACTATATGCTGATACTTATGGTGTTGTAATTAAAGACATTACAAGAATGGCAAAATTTGTACCAGAATATTCAGTATATTAATTAATAAAAATTAAAGAGCATGAGTATAGTTTTAGTTAAACCAATTAAAAACAATAAAGCCCACTTTGTTGGAGCAAAACAAACAGTTGAAGAAATTGACCCTGTATCAGGTGTCAAAAGAGAACTTTTTAAACAAAAATTTGAGGAAAACAGATTCCCTGGAACATCATTTACTATTGGTGTTCCATGGGATTTGAATAAAGGAAGATTTAAGTTAACAGGAATGTCAAAAGATGAATTGAATTCTTATGTTAAAGATCTTAAATTTTCTTATGAGGATGGTCCAAGAAAAGGTACTCTTATAAAAGAAGCAGATATTTACGACCAATTAGACCCATTCTTTAATCACAGAAGATTAAAAATGAAATCAAATGGTGGAGTAATTGCTCTTGATAAAGAGAAACCACTGCATTATCTTTTATATAAATCCTGTTTGGAACATCCTGATTTTTGGGAAAAAGGTTCAGGTGCAATGCCTGGAAATGTCAAATTTGTAATAACTGATGCAGAAAAGGATACAGCCTTAGAAACTGAAGCAGTTGTAACAAGATTGGAAGCTCTTGCTAAAATAACCCAAATGACACATGCTAAAAAAGTCACAGTAGGTATAGCACTAGGTTTACCAATAAATGATAAGACTGATCCGGATACTGTTGTTAAGCTACTTGTGAATTTCATAGAAAATCCAAATAGACAACAAAATGGTAAATTTAATAAAGACATCTTTTTAGCAGCTGCAAATGAAAAGGCTGAAGATGTCGAATTAAAAGCACTTATTGAAAAAGCAAAAAAAGCTTCTGTAATAAGGGAACAAAAAAATAAAGGTTATTTATATAATGGGAATGTAATTGCAAAAAGCCAGGAAGAAATGGTTGAATTCCTAAAAAATCTAAATAACAAAGATGTATTTGATAGGATAGTAGAAGCAATAGAAGAGAAGAAATGATTCCAGCAACAGAACTTCATTGGGAAGTCAGGAGAAAATTAAACAGATTTAATTCTGATCACCAGAAAAAAATTACAGTACCAGCAATGGATTCAATTCTAAATGAAGCTTTAGAATTAGTATTACAAAATGCTGCTGTATTTTATGAAGTTAGGGAAGATATGATGCTTAACTTAGCACCACTAGAAAGAAGAGATGTAGAATTACAAGTAACTGAAAGTGATAAAAAAGTTAAAGCTAAACTTCCTGAAGATTGGTATAAGATTACAAGAGTTGTAGCAGTAGCTACAAATAAAAAATGTAATTCAACTGATAAACTAATTGTAAGGACATTCCAAACTCAAAAACTATCAGAAGGATTAATAAGTCCTTATTGGAAGCCTTCATTTGAATGGAGAGAAACAATAGGACTAAGAGATACTGAAGAATACTATGATGTATATCATAATGATGATTTTACAATAGATTCAGTATTAATAGATTATATTAAAAAACATCCGAGAATACAAGCACCATCTTTATCTGAAAAAGGTTTCTATATTGATGGATATGGTGAACTTGCTAAAGAAGATAAAGGTTTATTGCTTGATTCTCACTATCAAAAAAGACAAATATGTGATGTAGCTGCATTAATAGCTATGAGAGATTTGTCTGATATTCAGGATTTTCAAACTCAATTAAATAAAATAATATTTTCAAACACCCCAACTCAGGGGCAAAAAAATTAAAAGATGTCTAGAAAAATTAGAAAGAATATCCTTGTAGGATATGGTAATCAAGGTTTATATGGCTCAGGTGGTGGGGTAGATATTTACTCAACTACAAATAATACTGGAAGTGGCCCTACTGTATTAGTTAATCCAGGTCAATATGTAATATATGACCCAACAACTAATAAAACAATCAATACAGCTACATGGACAAAATCTACTAATGGTAGATGGGCTATTGGTGTAGGTGTAGATGAAAAGGGAGTAGGATATTCTACTGCACTAAGAAAGTCATTTGGTGAAGTTGTATTTGGTCACAATATTAAAAGTGTAAGAGTTGAACAACCATCTTGTGGACTTGTAGATGTAAAGGATGTATTTGTCAAAGGATGTATATCTTCTGATGAAAGTTATTCTTTCAATTTAGGTGTATCAGATGGTAGAACAATGGGAAAATTTGCTTTTAATAGTTTTCCTTTTGAAACTTTTACAGTTACTATTCCAGGTAATATGTGTGAATCATGTGGTGATGATATAAATTGCTCACAAATAGTTGATGCTGTTATAAAACAAATGAAACCTCAAACTGATGCATCAAGACTTAAAAACTTGAAGAGAGGTGCAAGAAATCCACTTAAAAAAGATTTTGATATTGTACCATTGTATTCAAGTAGCTACTCATTTGCTTTGAATATGTCAAATTCAAATTCTTGTTCAACTTGTGATCAAGTAGAAGCATTAAAGTCAATATCTATTGATGGGAATACAGTAACATTTGTAAATGGATTTACAGGAACAGCAACTTCACTTGGGCAACTTGAATCAGTTGTTAACCAAATAAATACTGCACTAAATGGAAAAGGTTCAGCAGTACTTGTAGAAAAAGTTGGAAGTTGTTGTAACTTAGCTTTGGAGATAAACACTTGTCTTCCTGTAGGTAATATCACTAAAGGAGATAATAGTACAATATCCCCAACTACTACAAATCCATTTACTGCAATTACTACAGAAGCTGATTCAGTATTTTGTGATGCATCTGGTACCACTTTCACACCAACATGTGGCTTTAGGATTATAGCAAAAGCAATTAAATTTGAAGATGCATGTATCTTTAACCCAAATCCAAACCCATTCCCAATGAGGCGAATTCATGTGTTTGGATCAACTGAAGCAGGTAATTTCCCATTCTATGTGAAAGATAAACAAAATGCTTCATGGCCAAGAGGTCTTGGTGTATATTGGGCACTTGAAGATTACAAATCAGATAATGGTGGTTCTGGTAGAGAGCATAATGGATATAATAGCAAATATGGTGAATTGGGATTGCCAGGAGACAATGATAGAGTAAATGCTATTGCAGTCAATCCTAAACAATCCTATGTATCAGTTGCTATTGAACAAGCTACTCCAAATGTACCAGCAGAACATATAGGATATATGAATATATTAAACGGAACTACAGTATTACTTATTCCTAATGGAGACAGTACTACTAAGTCAGCATTGCAAACTGCTATTAATAACTATATTACTAGTGGAGAAAATGCTAAATTACCTTCGGTAACTATTTAAGCTCTTTAATCATTAATTTTTGTGGGTGTTGAAAATACACCCACATTTTTAAAAAATAAAAACATGAATAAAAATAATATTATAGTAGCAAAAGGAACATTCTGGGCTGCAAGAGCTGATGGTAAAAGGATTGGTTTTGAGTCTCTTGAAGAGGCTCAAAATTATTTAGCAGAGTGCTGTGGTGTAGATTGTTGCAGTGGGTTACTTAGAATGAAGAGTCCAAATGGAACTCCATTTACTTTAAAGTTCAATAATAATGGTACCATTGTTGTGACAAATGAAAAAACAAATGATACATTTAATTATGTTCCAGAATAAGATGAAGAATAATGGAAAGAATAAATAATTTTGACTTTATATTCTCATATTTAAATTGTAACAAATTAACATATCAAGATGTAAGTGAGTGGGTTTCAAATGTGAAACCCACTTCTTATATTGTAAATGTTACATTTCCAAATGGTACAACACCTAAACAATTTGAATTTAAAACAGATGGAGTTAATATTATTTCATCAGAAAGTGAACTAGGGAATAGTAATTTTTTGTTTATAGATGGTATTTACTGTTTTGAAGTAAGTAATTATGGGAAAAAATATAAAAGAAATGCTGCTAATATCTGTCAACTTGAGTGTAAGTTAGATCATTTAATAGCTAAAGCTAATATAGATGATATAAAAGATTACGAAAAAATAACTCATATAAGATTTTTATTAGATGCAGTTCTTTTAAATGCAAAATTAAATAAGCCAGAAAAGGCATTAAAATTTTTAAAAAAAGCTTCTGATGAACTCAGTTGCGTAAAATGTAATTGTTAAATGGCACTATATAAAAAATGTAACTGTATATCAGTAGCTCCACCAAGTACACTTTAGAACATCGGTTATTGGTTTCCAATCGTCCAAAAAAGCCACTGAGTACTTAGATAAAATGACTGTTAAAGCTGTTAAGACTTATAAAGATGTTGAAATATTAGAATCGCCAAAACAAAAACAAGGCAGAAATAGAGAAGATTACAAAGATTGGAAAGATTATGCGAATATATTAAATCATGGATTAAACTCTATCTTTACAAACCTAAAATCTAATATAGACGAATTTGGATTAAAGGCAAGAAGTGTTTTTTATACTTTAGGTGAATCGTTAGGCGATTTAATCAAACAATTAGCTAATAAGAATACAGCTAAGTTTATGGAAAGCATAACCAAAGATGCTAAGAGTTGGGCTGATATTAAGACTAACTTTAATGATATGTGGGCTAACAATAAAGGTCAAGTTATAGGTGCTGGACTTGGAATGGCTGGGCAATTCGTTTCAAGTGTTGGGGGTTCTTTCGGAAATGTTGGTGCTTTAAGTGGAGCATCTACTGGTTTAGCAGCTGGTGCTGCAATGGGTGCTGGTGCTGGACCATGGGGTGCTGCGATTGGTGCTGTTGTAGGAGGTTTGAGTGGCTTACTTAAAGACGCTAAAAACAGACGTCAAGAAAA